AGTGAGGGCAGGAAGAATGTTCATGCCTTTGTGCGTGGTGATTGCCCCTTTTATCGCCTTAATCCAAGGAACGCAACATTAGACACGATAACTTACAACCCATACAAGTATGTATCTTTTGTTGACAAGCAGACAGAAGAACCTGTATACGAAGCAAGTCGGGCATGGCTAACTGTGACCGACACGATACCAACCATACAAGCAGAAGGAGTACAATATGACTAAGAAAAAAACACCAGAGAAACTAACATACCTATTACAAGAGGACAAAGCATTAGAAATGCTTGAGTTGTACAATGCGTTAGACCGTATGCTAGATGACGCAGCAGAAATGTTTGACGTAAACCTGAGTACGTTAGCTGACTTGCGGCACAAAGCATATTCGTTAAAGGAGACATTTAGTTTCAAGGCACAAAAGCACGAGGAGTACGAAGACAGACCATGCCATTGGAAGCCATATGTTCTGCCTAATGATGATCGTGCATGGTATTACAATGCCAAGCATTAAAGCATATGAGATCCACCTACAGATTGATGGTGTGGATAGTATCATTGCACTAGATGATACCTATCCTGCTGTCAATTCTTGGTCGGATGCAGCTAACTTTGCAATCTTGATGGCGCGTCATGCCCATCAGGATGCAATCAACGTAGAGTTTATCGACTGCCAAGAGTATGATGCAGAAGAATATAAAGACATAGAATATGTATATGAAACACCAATGAGGTTACAATGACAGACGCTAGAATAAAACTGACTAACACGATGCTTGATAAGAGCATCATTGATGCCAACAAAACTGTTCAAAGTTTTTTGCTAGAGGACTTTGGCATGGACTACGCAGATAAATTTTTTACAGAACAGTTTTATAACTCTGAGAAAGATAGATTTGAACGTAACAAGTTCACTATCACAGGCGAATACATTGATGGCACAGAGGCTGACATCACATTCTATCGCAGCGGCAAGCGAGGTGATAGACGCATTAGCATCCAGAAGCTAAGGCAGTATGCGGATGCAGGCAATGAAGTACGCCTCATCTCAGATAGCGAAAGAGACGGTGATGGAACACGTATATTCATATCAGTCTACACTTCAGGAGAAGAAACCAGTGCCAACGGATGACCCCTGTGATGACTGGTCAGACACACCTTTACCCAAGAGGAGTACTAAATGATTGAAGCAGCATTGATGTGCCTTGCACTGAACGTGTACCATGAGGCACGTAGCGATACTATGACTGGGCAGTATGCCGTAGCCCATGTTGTCATCAATCGTGTACAGCACGATAAGTTCCCTAATGATGTGTGTTCTGTGGTTAAGCAGTCACGTAGTGATGGCACCTGCCAGTTCAGTTGGTACTGTGATGGTAAGTCAGACAAGCCACGAGAACCCTATGCATGGGCCTATGCTCAGATGGTAGCTGCAGATGTAATGCAGGGTGACGTGACGGACATCACATTAGGTGCAACGCACTATCATGCACACTATGTACGGCCCTACTGGGCTGACAAACTAGAGTACACTGTGACTTATGGGTCACACCTGTTCTACAAATAACTAACACCCCTTAGTAGGGCATTGTATGCCTTACATAACTATGGCACAGTTGCCACATACTAAACACAAGGAGATAATAGTATGGCTTTTGATTTTAATCACCCAGATATCGTACCTGATTACATGGACTTTGACGTAGTTTTTGAGCCTACCAAAGTAAAGGATAAGAAGTACGTCATCAATGGTACATCAGGTGAATACCTTGGTGTAGTAGGTAACACGTTTACTTGTGCATCACATGGTGACTTCTATCGTGGTGTTCTTGAAACGGTAACAGAGGAACTAACTAACTATGAGTTGGCAAATGCCAATACACATTGGCGTACTGCACGTAATGGTGCATGGGCTATGCTTGACATTACCCTGCCCAACATGAAGACAGTCATTGAGACTGACAAACACAGCACTGAGATTGGTAATCGTATCATATCATTACATGGTATTGACGGATCGTGTAGCAATCAGGTGTACTTTGGTGCGATTGATTTCTTCTGCACCAACGGTATGATACGTGGTGAGTACGACAAGGTGCGTAAGAAGAATACATCTAACTTTACTATGGAAAGTTTCATCTACGAACTGACACGAGCACGTAAGGACTTCTACGAAGAGGCCAGTAAGATGCAGGTGTGGGCACAGACTGACCTCAAGTATGTAGATGTAAGCTCACTGCTTGAGAGTATGATTAACTCTAAGCGTAAGTCTGAGAAGATGTACAGTTTGTATATGCAAGAGGCTTCACAACGTGGTCACAACAAGTGGGCATTGTATTCTGCCTTCACTAACTATGCCAGCTATGCTGATGAGCGTAACGGTTTCAACCTGCGTAACACAGGCAATGACACACAGGCTGTAAGCATGTGGTCACGTGAGCAAGAGGTATCCAAGTGGGTATCTGATGATCGTTTCATTCAGTTGGAGGCTGCATAATTGCCTAAACTTCCACGCTATGTACAAGAACGAGAATCACCCTCTGGGGTGATCTCATACCGCTTCAACCCACCTCAGATGCTAGTTGATGAGGGTCTGGTTAAACGTGAGGAGTATGGTAGTGACCTAAAGCAGGTGCGACAGATTGTCCGTAAGCACAACAAGGCCATTGATGCGTGGCGTGAAGAACAACTTAAGGTTGGGCACATCAAGTCAAGCAGCAAGGTGACTGATCTCATTAACTATTACTATAGGTCTAATGATTTCAATATGTTACGTGATACAACTAAGGTAGACTACAGGTACTTTCTTACCGTACTACACCAGACTATGGGTGGTCGTAAGTTTGAACACGTTACCGCTAAGGTTGCGAAGAAAGCATATGAAGAATGGGTCAAGCGTGGCGTTAGTTTTGCCAACCATGCGGCAACCTGTGCAAGTAGGGTATATAATTATGCGATACAGATGGAGCACACTGCATACAATCCTTGGGCTAACATCAAGCGTAAGTCTGCACCTCAACGCAAGGTGGTATGGACACACGACAATGTGGTTAGATTTCTTGAGGTTGCTTACAGTGACTTTGAGTACAGGAGTGTGGGTCTGATTGTTCAGATGGCATACGAGTGGTGCCAACGACTAGGTGACATGCGTATGTTACAGTGGCATAGCCTAGACCTTGAAGGTAAGAGGCTTAACCTTGAGCAAAGCAAGCGTAGATCTGACGTGTCGTTACCTATATCAGATGATCTGTGTGAGATGTTGAAGGAACAACAGGCTATGTACCAGACGCTTACTCACTTCGTAGTACCTCACCCTAGACCTATGGGTAGGGTGTATAAACCATATGCTATGGAACGACTATCCAAAGTGGGTAGAAGGGTCATGCGGTTAGCTGAACTACCAGAAGAGTTACGTCTTATGGACTTGCGTAGGACTGGTGTAACACAGATGGTTGAGGCAGGTGTACCCTTGCCCCAAGTTATGGCAGTGACAGGGCACAATCATGTGTCTTCTGTGAAACCATATGTGAAACATACTTACGTCAGTGCAAATAATGCATTGACACAACGAAACGAATCACTTATATAATCGAACTAAGTGAGCAACACAGAAAGATTATACAATGAATATTAACAGTATACTAAATACTATATCACTATCTAATGGTGAAACTAAACGTATGACATGTCCTAAATGTAATGGGCGTAATACGTTTACTATCACTAACAATATGGGATCTATTATTTGGAACTGTTACAAGGCTGGGTGCGGTACATCAGGTGGTACTCGTACTCAGCTATCTGCTGATGACATACGTAAGAGCTTAGGTGCTGTTGCAGAAGAGACACATGCTGTATCTTTTTCCAAGCCAGACTTTTTGGTCAAAGACAACCATAAGATACGTGACTTCTGCAGGCAGTGGGATCTTGACCCCAAGGTGTTGGGTCTTATGTATGATGTAAAAGAACATCGTGTAGTGTTCCCTGTTATACACGATGGAGTAATGGTCGATGCTACAGGCAGATCGTTGGGCAACCGTATACCTAAGTGGAAACGCTATGGTAAAAACCGTTTGCCCTACGCTCATGGATGTGGTAAAACGGCTGTAGTGGTTGAGGACTGCGTGAGTGCGGCGGCTATTGGTAGTGATGTATTTGTCGGGGTGGCAGTGTTGGGTACATCACTTACTGACGCACACAAAACGTACTTGTCGCAGTTCTCAACTATTATTATTGCACTTGACCCTGACGCTTTACCCAAGACACTGCAGTTTGCAAGAGAATTACGTGGCTACGTATCCACTATAAAAGTTTTACGTATCAATGACGATCTAAAGTATCGTGACCCCACAGACATACTGAGTCTGACAACACTAGGAGATAATGTATAATGGAACTATCACTCATCCGCAGTCTTATGGACAAGGAATTTTACGACGAGCATCGTGGTGCACGTTGTCCTGATCGCTTGTTCAGCAAAGATGTTCAGAAGATCAAGCAGTCTATAGACAAAGCTATGACAACCTACGAGCGTAGTGTTACCCCTGCTGAGATCGAAGCCTTGTTCATGGCTAACAACCCTACCCTTACTACAGCACAGAAGCAGGCGTACTCTGCCTTGTTTAACAAGGTAACTAAAGAAGTACCTATGGGCAGTGACGTAGCACAAGAGGTACTGTCTAAACTATTCCAACAAGTAATTGGTGAGGACATTGCTAACCTT